GCCAACAATATCAAATTGTATGGACAGAAAAACAAATGGTGTCAGAGACCTATGAGTTTGGTGGTTGTCCTGATTTACTTGTAAAAGATAAAGACGAAAAATTTGTATTAATAGATTTTAAAACAGGCAAACATATTTACCAAGAAACTGTCATACAGCTTGGAGCATACGCTAGACTCATATTTGAGAACGAAGGCAATCACATCACTAAAGGAATTATTGTAAGACTACCAAAAGACAACTCTAAATTAGAAACAAAAGAATTTAATCCTAGCCAACTAACATTAGGTTGGGATCAGTTCAAACTTTTTAGAGAGGCTCACAGTAATAATAAAATCATCGATACTTATTTTAGGAAGGATAAATAATGGTAACAATGAAAGAAGCATTACAAGATGTTAATGTGCATGAACTAAACGACTTTGAACAAACTTTTTACGATAAAAATAAAAATGGTTCGTATGAGCCATCAGATAAGCAAATGGGTGTAATAAGAAAAATGCCTAAGATTACAGGTCAATCCAATGGTTCTGATAATTATCAAAGTCAAGATCCTGATGTCAAATATGACGAAATGGAAAAAAATTTACAATATATAGATAAGGCTTTCGATATGATGGAAAAATATCCAAATCTCAATGAGTTAGATCAAGAGAACAAAAGAGCCATAGCTATAAGTTGTGCTATTAACCAATCAAGAGCAGATTATTTTAATGGCAAAAAATGAGTTTAGCTTTTCAAAGTTGGAAAATTGATTTATTAGAAGCTCGGCCTGTGCAAGATCATACAAAAATACTTTTTAAAGGTAGAGGTTGGAAAATACCTGAAGATGCTTTTTGCACACATTGTGGTGATTTTGCAGTAGATACTCATCATTATAGAAATCGTGGATCTGGCTCAAGCAAATATTTAGATTATTACGAAAACTTAATTCCATTATGTAGGTTATGTCACGACATCGCTGGTGTTGATAAAGAATTTAATCATGAGGTTTACATCAAAAACTTAGAAAACATTATAGAACACGAAAAGGACAAACACAAAAATGGCGACTACTCCAAATAGTTTAAGTAGCATTTTAGAACAACGAGCCGAAAAATCTTTAACAGATTTAGACTCTATTGAAGAAGTTGTCGATGCAAAAGAACAAGCTGAGTTTTTTAAGGCAAGGAAAGACAGAATGTTAGCCGAGTTAGAATTACAAGAAGAAGCAAAAGGTGAAACAGTATCAGCAAAACAAAAAAGAAATGCACTTGCTAGTAAAGAGTTTGGTGAGTTTATAAAAGATGAAACAGAAAAATTTAGAAAGTCTTATGTGAACTTATTAAAAAGAGATAATGCCAAGATAACAATATCTGCTTGGCAAACATCAGTAAAAGAAAAAGGAGTCTATGTATGAAAAAAGTAATTATACAAAAACCATTATGGAAAAATGGTGGTAGCGTAGGAATAGATGAACGAAAGTTTGACAATGAAGGGGTGTTAGTAGAGGTGGCCTATAAGAATAAATATGGTGATAAAATATATCCCCACACTTACAAGTTTTCTAAAGAAAAAGCAGATAACTGCGAAACAATGATGTGGAAAAATACTACATTAAAAGTAATACCGATAAGAGAAATGGAGATTGTATGAACAATTTAGAAAAACCCATAAAATTCAAAGAACTAGCACTACTGTTTGATGTGCATGAAAAGACCTTGAAAAAGCATTTTAATGAGCTTAGAATCAAGTTTCCTGACGAACCCTGTTTACACAGACACTTCAATAACAAACCTATAGTTTATCCTAGCGATTTGGAACGAATAAAAGAATGTCAAGTAGAACTAAAATCGGACAACTAGCAGTACATGAAAGACACACGAAAACCGCAAAAGGTAATATAAAAACATATTACTACGCAAGAGGAACAGTCACTTATAAAAATGAAAAAGAAACTATTGACCAAATACTAAAGCGTATAAACAATCGACCACAAGCAGAAATAGAAGTTCAAGATGTAGAGATTGCATTACTCAAAACACTTAAAGACAGATATTTAAATAAAAATCCTGACTTTATGACTTTTAAAAAAATGACCGATCAACTTTTAGACGATCATATGGAAGCTGTGAGTCCTGAAAGACAGGGTACATTTAAGAAAAATGCAAAAATATTAGGCAGTAAATTAATAGCTGAAATTCAACAAAGTGATATTACGCAAACAGCTTTCATTAGATATCCAAAACTTCTTGATTATAAAGGCAAGAGACTAAATACAATTTACGATTTAGATGAAAGAGAAAAAATATCAGGGTGGTTTAGCACAGCGAACACAAATGTTATGATCCCTATTGGTAAGGTATTACATTACGCTCATCAAAAAGGTTTATGTCCATATATAAAAGTAAAATATTTTGAGACACTTAATTCTAGAAATAGAAGGCGACCTAAATATTCTGCGGAAGAAATAAAAAAATGTATGGAATATGAGAAAAAGGATTTTGGTATTGTATCTTTGTTTGTATTTTTATTATTTAGTGGCCTACGAGTTAGTGAAGCACTTAGAATACATTGGTTGGACCTAGATATATATGAAAACAAAGTAATCGATTTAGATAATCGAACATTAAATATCTTTGCTAATAAAACTGGTACATGGATTAAAAAACCAATGCACCCTATACTCTTTGCTTGGTTAGATAAAGTTGAAGATAAAACAGGTTATCTGTTTGAATGGCGATCCTTACATGAATCAAAAAATGCTGATAGAGGTATTATAAAAAGGTGGAACGCTATGCAAGAATTTGCTGGTATAGAGCATCATAAAAGAAAAAAGAGACACGCTCTGAGGCATACGATTACATCAATGCTATCTGATAATGGAGCGTCATTACAAGAATTAATGGCTTTTAATGGGTGGTCTGATGAGAGATCAGCTCTTGGTTATACTGAGACAGGGCAAGATAAACTCGCAAAACTTATAAATAAAATTAACTAGGATAGTTCTATTGCACAGTAAAGGCGACCAAAACAAAATTGTTGTTTGTCAAAAATGTCACCGCAAATATACAAGACATATGATGATACAATATGATAATCACTCGGATCTATATAAGTGTATTCGTTGTTATAATGGCGGTAGTATCATTATAACTGTAGAAAACTTTTTGCACAAAATTGGACAAAATTTTAAAAACCTATGATTATCAACCTTAATTTAGGTATTGCATATAAGTGTCGATTGTGTTCTAATATGGAAAACAATGGAAGGAGTTTGACAAATCGTTAAAAAATAAGAATTGTCTGTAGTAGTCAGGAAAACTAAATTGGACAAAATTGGATAAATTAAGGGGTGTCTATCTGGCACTCCTTAACTTCTAAAATACATTTATTATATATAATTTGTATCGTACCCTCGTTGCCATCTTTGTAACTTCCATCATCTAAAGAATAACTTGAAAACAAAATTGTTTTATCTTTTGTCTTTTTATATAGCCAACCTATCGTCATACAAATAGGCATAGACTTCTCCTCATAAGACTTAGCCTCAATCCAAGAGGGATCACAGAGACCACTATCAATCCATTTGACTAATAGTAGTTGTTTCATTTATGTCTTTTTCTTCTTCTTCTTATTCTTCTTACTATTAGGGAAACCAGCCTTCATATTAGCATAGGCTTTATCGCTAATGGTGCTATTTTTCTTGGAACGAGATTTATTTGCTTTTTTGCGTTTGTTAATATTTTCATATAAAGACATTATTTTTTAGCCTTTTTCTTTTTCATTTTCTTTTTTAATTTTTTCTTTAATTCTTTTGAAGGTCTACCGACATTCTTTCCGTATGTTCCTTTTCCGTATGGCATATTTTACTCCTTTAACAATTCCACATTCTACGAGACCAATAGTTAGCCGACAGCTTATTAAGTTTTACAGTTCTACCCTGATAGGTTGCCATCTAGTTTTACCTTTTCTTGAGTTTCTAATTGTTCACTTAAAGATTTATTTTGGGAAGAAGCATAATCTGACTTAGCTTTTTGGAAAGCTATAACATCATCTACTGTAATCTTTCTTTTTTCTTCTCTAAGTTGTGCATTTTTATCAGCCCAATTATCTAATCGTTCATTGAGAAACTTAATGTGTAAATCTTTTTCATCATTGTCTTTTTTTAATTCTCTGTTTTCTTTCTTAGACTTGCGTAGTAGTGCTTCTATTTCTTTTTGTGTACTCATTTAGAAACCCCAGTTTTTTTCTCGTAAGTTCTTAATGCACCCATGCCTAAAAGAGCCATTACCAATGGCATTAATGTACCCATGTCTAATTGAGGTAATGGTGCTGTTTCTAAATTAAATGTTGCAATAGCAAACATTAAAAATTGTTTTAAAACATATTCCCAAAATATAGCTAAAGCACATGACATACCTATCAATGGTCGCCATGATCGTTGCAACATACCTGATAAACCACCAGCTACAGACTTCGCATCTGCTAAATTAATATCAGATTGAGCTTTATTTATCTGTGCTTCTATTTCTTTTAGTTTTATTTTGGCTTGTGCTTTTTCTTCTTCGCTAGTGTGTAAAGAATCTATTATCCCACCAACATTTTTAACTAAATCACCACCTAATAACTTACTTAACATTAAGCATCTCTCATTATTTCTGCCAGTTCATTAGCTCTATTAGGAGTTTGTTTTGCCCAAAGACTATCAAGCATTTCTAAACTGGCAGATACATAATCGTTTTTATTTAAGTGGTATTGAAATTTTTTAAACTTTAGTAAGCGTGGCAATCCTAGTTGAAAAGCCATGTTAATAACACAACCAAAAGCACGAGAATCAATATTTTCGCTTTTGATGAAAGTTTCTGCATCATGGGTAGCTTGTCTAAAGTCTCGTTCAAAGAACTCCATAATTTTTGCATCATCATATTCTATTCCTTCCTGTAAATCGTCTGTTGGTAAAACTAAATGCCCTACTCCAAATGTGGCATTTCCTAAATGATCTAGGTAAATCTTATTTCTTTTACCTTCATGTTTAATAATTTCTTGTTTTATTTCTTCGTACACTTAATGAGCCTTTCCAAATACCATTTCGCCTTCTCTAAATCTTCAAGACCATTTTTTTGTTTATGTCTCACAACATATTTAACTATGTTGCCTTGAAAATAATCTAAGTTAAATTCCTGTATAAAATCTGAGACTTGTATCTTTGTACCGATATAATAGTCAGGATTTATTTTATCGTTTACATTGTCTCTTTTAGTCCATCTATCTGTCATACTTGACCTGTCCACTTTCCATCTTTATCTAAAAACATTGGGTGTATTTGTGGTACTGAGTCCACAATACTTGCACATGATATTATTGGTCTTTTTATAAAGTTCTTTCCATATTTAAATGCTTCATGTCTAGGCTCAATGCTTGATCCAACACACAGAGCAAAGTTTAAAGATGTTGGTGAACTCCACAGGGAATACTCCGACTTAGTATGTTGATGACCAACGACAAGCGAACAACCTAATTCTTTTGCACTTGATAAAACATTTGATTTAAAATGATGAGTAAAAAAAACTTTTGTTTTATTTGGTAATTGTAAAATTAATTTATCGTGCCAAGTCCATTTCCATTTAGGATCTATACCTAGTATTTCGTTTATATCTTTCAAGAAAGACTCAGGCATAGACGCTTTTTCTGCTAGTCTTTGTATTCTTATATCATGATTACCCCACATAATAGGCATAGGACAATCAAATATTTTTCTTAATTTTTTTATACAAACTCTTGCTTCCTCAAGTTCATACTTAATATTTTTAAGTTGTGGTGAATGAAGGTGTTGGCTAATGCTGTGTTGGTCGCATAAATCACCAATCATTAAAACCATCGTTGGCTTAACTTTATTTTTAAGTTTTTTTATCCACTTAAAGTATTCTTTTTTCTGATACGGAAAATGTGTATCACTTAAAATAAGTATCGATTTTGTTTTAAACAAAGGAAACCTCCTTTATATATCTGGGCTTATCTTCGTTGTGCAAAAAGTAGTGACATACACATTCGGTCTGTCAGTTAAATTTGTGGCTAATTGTTGAGAAGCTAGTCTGCACTCCTCTACTGTGTCGTAGGATTTGTCATAAACAACTTCTTGAACACAGGTCTTGTCTAGGGGTAAAGTTGGATTTTGAATACATAACCAAAAAATCAAAAACATTTTCATTTTCCGTTAAGGTATTTTTCTATCCATATAATCTTTTCTTTAATGACAGCTATGTCTTGTTGCATCTGTGAAATAGTATCTGCTTTCTTTTCTACAGCTTCTAATCTTTCTGTCATCATTCCCCAGCTCATACCAATACTTATTAGTATGGCTAAGTAAGGAAGTATGGTTTTAAAATTTAAATTCATTTAGACCACTCCACCTTAAACTCATTACCTTTTTGATCTTGGATAGACATGGTTTGTTTCTCTGTGCCATAAATTTTTGGTGCTAATTTACCAGCTTTGAAATGCACATTTTTTTGAATAATCTCTAATAATTTCACCTTAGTCATATTTAACTTAGGATCTTTTTTTGCTTGTTCTAATAAAGTATCTAAATCTTCTATTGTATAGAGAACGCTATCGTGTTTTGCTTGTAGATATTGTTTGTTTAACTTTTCGTCTTTGTTTATCCATTGTCTCAGTGTGGTCCACGACACATCTAGTTCTTTGCAACACTCACGAATAGTTTGACCTCTCGCTAACATTTCAAATAAATCTGATAGGATAGATTGTTTGTATTTACTAGGTCTATTACCTTGTTTTCTTACTACTGCTGTTGTCATTATTTTACCTTTGCTGAAAGAGGGTTGTTCAATGCTTTGTTTATTTTTAAGTCTAAATCATTCTCAAGTTCTTTAATTGAATCTTCAAATAGCCTGAGTTCTTCTCTAGTGTTATTCTTTACAGAATCAACAAGTGCCTCTGTGTGTCTTGAGTCTTTTTCTAGTTGACGGACATCACTTTTAAGATCGTCTTTAAGTTCTTTTGCAGTAGAAGCCACTAGGTTTACTTCTTCTAATATCATGCCCATTTCTTGTTGAAGCATAGATACTTCTTGTTGTATTAATTCTATTCTTTTATCAAATCCTGAAAGATCAGGAGCAATATAGGAATCTATCTTTTCAGACATATCTTGAAACTGTTTCCAAACTTCAAAAGAGCCATACAAAGCACCACAAGCAGTTGATAAAGCTACTAGAACGCCTAGCATCTTTCCTCCTTTAAAGGAAATACCGCCTACACTTACCTCTGCCATTGTGAATTTACCATGTCATCTATTGTTTGTTGTTGTGCCATTTCAAATAATACTCCAAATTGGTCCTCTAAAGTTTTATCAAGGTATTGATTTATATTGGTGTCTTGTATTACAGACTGTGCATTAAAAAAACTTTTACTGTCACCCAATATTTGCATGACAAGGAGAGTTTTAATTTGTGCAGTGTCATCATACCTAGCTTTATCGTCAATCTTTTTTACTAATTTTGTTCCTGCTTTTTCTTTAGCTGAAGGTTCTTTAGCAGGTTCTTTTGTTTCTTCTTGTTTAACTTCTTCTTGTTCTGCTTCCTCTGTTTCTACAGGAGTTTCTTCAGTAGCTTCTTCAACTGGTTCACTTTCTTCTTCTACAGGTTTCTCGTTAGAAGGTTCTTCTACTTCAGGTGCTACTTCCTCTATTTCAGGTTGTGATTCAGTTGTTTCTATTTCAGGTTCAGGAACTTCCTCTACAGATGCCACCATTTCAGGCGGTGGGATATCTTCAGGAACTTGTAATTCCATTTCCATTTCAATCTCAGCAGTAACAGTCTCAACATTAACTGGCATTTCCATTGGCATTTCAGGGGGAGGCAACATCTCCATAGGAGGAGGTGGTGCAAATTCAATGTCAAAGTTCATCTCAAAGTCTAATTCTAACTCGACTGTTTCGTATGTAATTTCTTCGGTTTCAGGTTCTATAGGAGTAAAATCAATATTGCCATCATCAAAGCTAATATCATTGTACTCAAATACTTCTTCAACAAATTCTATTTCTGTAGGATCAAAAATGTTGAGGTAATAAATTTCTTCTATAGTAGTGATGTGTTGTGTAACTATGGTGTTTATTACATTGTAAAAAACATTAACACTTACATCATCAAACAAAGGGCCAATAGCTAGGTTGATATCTCTACCACCTATCTCAATGGTAAGTTTATTTAAAACACCACCGAAATCAAAACTCCCATTGTATGACTGATAGCCTGTTGTAATTCCACTTTCAGACAAGATATCAGTTCCATTAAAGACTTCGCTTGTTCCGTTGATTCCTGTAATGTGCATATATATTCTATCTTCAGCATCTTGTTTATCGACTTCTATTGAGTATTTAACCTCACCACCATTGTTTATATTTAAATCAGAAATATCGACAGTTTGTATAAATGTCGTGCCCATACCATCAACTCCCATAGTAGAAGTTGTGTTACCACTTCCTGTTATCTGAGCACATCTATCAGCACCAAGTCCATAACAAGCATCGCCTGTAGGCATACTAGCTGGGCCTTCGCCACCCCAATCTTGGGCCATATCAGGTAAGTTTAAGACATTACCAGAACTCTCATTAGTAATTGTGGTTTCTGTAGTTGTGACTGTAGTAGTTGTCGTTGTGACTATTTCTGTGCCTTTATCTTCTTCAGTTATATCAACTTGTGTATCTTCAGTAATAATGACACTAGGATCACAAAGACCTTCGTGGTTAGGTAAACAAGTATTAGCATAACTAGAGTATGAGAAGCATAGAAAGAGCCATAAGAGCAAAGTTTTTAAGACCATCATTGTTTCCTATTGGTTGTTCTTTTGCCTCTCTTTGTTGTGTGTATTGTGTTTTGTATTTACTGCCATCTGGAATTTCAGATACATTGTTTTCCCAGTATGCCATAGCATCAGAACCTATGCCCTCTCTTGTCGGACAGGGGGTTTGGGAATCCATCATGGCATCAAATACTCTTGGATCTTGACAAAGTAAAGAAACAGCACCTACTTTCATTCCATAAGAGTATAAAGATCGACTGAGTTTAAGTTTCTGACATAGTTCGTCATCAATAACTATGCCACTTGCAAGGCCCACAATATTATTTTGAACACTTGCACCAACACCGACTTTACATATATCGCTGTTAGAATTAATTATAGAGGGTGCGTTAGCTGTGGGAGGTGTAGAGTTTGTGACTACAGTAGAACTAACAGTATTTGTTTCTGCTTTAACATCACTAACAGTTGCTATTAATCCAAAAAAGAAAAGTATAGTTAATAATAGTTTCATTATGCTCCACAAGAATCACATTCATCATTACAGATACAAGGGTTGCACCCACAAGCTATGCAATTATCGGCAAACACATTCGCCACCACATTCACACATTGTTTTTTCCTTTACACATACAGTCATAATCTTCATTACATTTACACATTATGATTTAGGATTTGCGTCTTTGACTGCTTTAATTCTAACTTTCCAAGCATCTAAGTCTTTATAGATCTCATCAAGCTGATCGCCAATATCACCATAAGCTGTTCTTCTTGTAGCTCTGACAACATTGTTAGCTTCTTCAGTATTACCAGCAGTTTCGTATGAAGCAATCTGGTCATCAGTTGGTTGAGCTAAACCTGAAATATTCCATTCTTTTATGTATGCTCCTGATCCATCATCTTGAAGAAGTACATCTGTTGTAAAGTCAACTGTCTTAGAGTTTGCCTGACAATACAAAGATATTTTAGTTGATAGTTGTGCCATTTGTTTTTCCTTTCTTTGTTAAGTTATTAATTTAAATGCACCAAAAAATGTTTGATCGCTTCCTGAACTAAAATTTTCAGTACCACCAGAATTTTGAAAACAAAATGCCTCTAAATAATCTGAACTTCCATTCATATCTGTAGTAGTTGAGCAATTAATAGTTGGTGAATTTTCTGTTCTCATACCAAATTTAGCAATATTAGAGCCATTTTTTCTAATCAATATTGCTAATTCATCAAAATCTATTGTGTTACCAAATCTTGCTGACATATAAACATGGTATTTACCAGCTACATTAGGTGTAAATCTGTAAGCAGAAGGATCATAACAGCTATTAGTATCAAAAACTTCTGTGTCCATTTTTAAAATTGTTGCTGTATTGCCTGAAGCACTTGTAGTTGAATTAGAATATGCATGAAAAGCTGGTGTAGTTGCTACAGCAACAGCACTAGGCAAAGCAGTAATTGATTCTAATGCGTTGTTGTTCAAACGAGTGATTGTCATGCTATGTATCTCCTAATCTGATGAATGTAAAAAATGTTTTATTATAATTTGAGTTACCTTGAAGGGTAATAGCAACATTTGTATTATAAACAAATCTTACTTTAACTAAGGAAGTGCTAGTAACATCTACAAGAGTTTGTGACATTGAAGATATTTCAGGATATCCACTCATTGTTCCTGTGCTAGAAGTTACTGCACGAGAAACAGTAGTATAAGTAGAGTTGTTAGTTGTAGTTTCAATATTTGCATACAAATAAGTCCAAGCAGAATTTTTAGATGTAGATATTCCATAAGACACTAACCAAATTCCTGTGCTTGGAAATGTAAATATTCCACTTGATTGTGTCATTCCAGTACCTAAGTACCCTTGTGCTGATGTGTCTACTCTTTCTAAATTGCTAGATAAAACAGTTACAACATTGGTTGCTGTAGTTAAATCTGCTGATAATCTCCATTGGTCAGCTTCAGTAATTCCAATTTTATTAGTAGTAATACTTCCTGATCCATTAGTTTCTAATAAAACTGTAGATGATAAATCTTGAATAGTATTTGTTTTAAGAATTGATGTCATGTTATGCTCCTATTAGCCTTTGCATTCCAAAAAATAAACCATAACTATTTTCAAGAGTGACTGTATTAGATTGTGAATAAAAATAAATTTCCCAATAATCACCCTCCGTAGCCTCAACAACTCCTGTTGTTGTTAAACAAAGAACTCTACCATTAACCACTATAGTTTGTAAGTTTCTTAATCTTGTAGTTGAGCCTGTAGCATCATATTCAGAACCATTTTTATAAACAGTGTGAAAAATATATTTGTCTGCAATGTTATTCGTTCCACTATTTGTTTGAGTGTATAATAAATATTTTCCACTTTTACCCGTAGGAACAGTAAATCTTGATAGAGAAGTATCAAAAGCGTTATCTGTGTCATATATCTCGCTATCGAAATTAACTTTTACTGCTGTGTCTGCCGTAGTGGTTTGTTGTGAGGTTCTCCATGCAAAAAAACTAGGAGTATTAGTAATAGCACCACCACTAGAGATAACACCACTACCATTACTGGTTAGGAGTTCGTTACCCCCTAAGTCAGTTATTTGATTTGTTTTTAATATGCTCATGTTCCTATTCTATAACCTCCAAAGCAGTTTCCATTTGTATCTTGAATGGAAATGCCAGAACCATCATCTGCTGTAAGTCTGCCATATATTTCAACATAATCAGTAGTGTTTAAATCTAATGTTCTAGAAATAGTTAAAAGAGCTCTAAATACAAAATTAGCTCTAGAGTCAAAAATTTGGTCAGCATACGAACTTCCATTTAAATAAATAGCTATATTTCCATAAGACCAATCTGTTTGATTACCAGGTGTTAAAGCAATAGAAGAATAAATAAAATATTTTCCAGCTACTGCTGGGGTAAATCTACTAGATGCGTAAGTAGAATTAGTATCAAATCTTTCTTGGTCAAAATTTATTTTTGTATAAGTATCACTTGATATAGATTGAGAACTATCTTGTCTTGCTTCAAAAGCTGGATATAAAAAATTACTCTGCACATCACCACTACCTAAAGCTATGGTTGATGCGTTGCTAGATCCTAATGTTAGTGTACTCGTTCCTGAAACTGAGTCTATTGTGTTGGCTTCTATTTTACTCATAATACTACAAATGTACTCCCTGATGGAATAGTCAGAGTTCCTGATATGGAAATTGAGCCAATAGCCATTCCATTATTTCCGCTACTCAAACTAATGTTATTAAATGTCTGTCCGTTAGTCATAAAGAATGTAGAGGCTAGACTTGATGATGATACTGTTCCATCAGTTGGCACTCCTAAATCCTTACTATTACCAAGAACTCTACCACTAAAAGTATCTGTCGATAATGGAGCAGAACTAAATGTGATTGTGCTACCTGATATAGCATAAGCTGAAGTGTACTGTACAACACCTGAGATAGATATTAAGGCATTAGCATCTGTCTGAGGAGTAACAGCAGTACCACCACTTGTTAAATTAAAGGTTGTTGTTGATCCATTAAACGAACTTGATAAATCGTCTAAAACTGAATACTGACCATCCGTAGGAGCTGTTCCAATGTATGCCATTACTTTAATACCTCCGTTGGAAATGTGTATGCTTCTACTTTTTCTATAGTATCTAAACCACTAGGAGCGTCACGGAGTTGTTGACGATAAGTTTTCATAGCATCAGACATGGTTACATCTGAATTTGCAGTCCAATCTGTTTTTGCTAAAAGAATGTTTCTTTGTATTCTTAAAGCGTCTAGAGAGTCTGATAATCTATTTGCTAGTTTTGAATCTAGATATGCTACTTCTTGTGCTGTTGCATCTCTTTCAACATAAGTTCCATCTAAATTAAAATCTTTTACTTTATGTGCCATTATTTTTGAATCCCATATACTGTTATTGCTGATACTTCAGATGTGGCTGCATTTTGACCACTATCTGCTACAAAATTTAACCCACCTACAGAAGTATTTTCTGTGTTATGACCCATATTCATTTCAGTATACCACGCACTATTACCACTATCTCTATAGTGTGAAAAATTTGAAAATTTTGTTGGCATAGAAAGAAAGGGTGCAAAAACTGTTAGCTGTATCATAGGTGCTTGTTCACCACTTGTTACTGGGTAATTAGTAGTAGCATTAGATAATCTCCATGCACCTCCACTTCTTTGAGAGCCTGTTGTTCCACCACCATAAGCAAGTGATGTATTTACATAATTAGTTGTTATATGACTGTTATCAGAGGCTTGGTTTAATCTTATTGACCAATAACCTCCACTTGAAGTAACGCCTAAACCTGATGCTAAAATCATATAATGGTCATAGGTTGTGGTAAAAATACCATTTAAATTAAACTCACTCGTAGATGAGGGTATTGTATAAGATGTTATTTTATTCAGTCCACTAGGAACACCAGTAACAGTACCAGTAAAAGCATAATCAGAAGCTAGATTTAATTTAGTATTACCTACTGCATCATCAGCAATCTTAGCTGTGCTGATAGCTGTATCAGCAATCTTAGCTGTACTAACTGCTGTGTCTGCTAACTTAGCTGTAGATATAGATCCGTCTGCTATATCTGCACCAGTAAGTATAGATCCTGTAGGTGTACGACCAATATAACTCATGTGCTGATACTATCTACGAAACTCACTAAGCAATCGACAGCACTAGCTGTGTTTGCGTATGCTTTTAAGACATCACCATTTTGTATTACAATCTTAGAACCTGAGTCTATTAACTCTAGTGATCCTCCGACTGGTATGGGTGCATCTTTAATAACATTAAATGTTGTTCCACCTGATGTGATTACAACAGAACCAGTTACTTCTGCTGTGTGTTTATTTACTAATCTAATTGAGATCAATGCGTCATCAGAGTTTGAAGTGACTATTGTTGTCGGTGATCCTGATGAGTTTGAAATCGAACTAGCGAAACTTTTTTCAAAATCTTGGGCCAATGTTTTTCCTTTCCTATAAGCAAATTGCCATAGCTAAACTAAAACCACTTGTAGCTTTGGCATCTATTTGTGTTTGTATATCGCTTGACACATTCGCCAAGTGACCAAATTCTGTATCAGATACATTTGTGTTAGCACCAATTTTTGTAGCACTAATTCTGTTTACATCTAATGTGATATTACCAGCAGATGTGACTGGTGATCCTGATATAGAAAATTCTGAACCTGACTGTGTTACACCAATACTTGTAACTGTACCTGTGTTTGATGGTGTGACTTGGGTATAGGTTATGTTTGTAGAACCTAGTGAGCCATCACTATCAGTCGTACATAAAAATATTTTATTATCATTTGAAGTTCCTTGATTGACTACAATTAATCCACCACTTAACTCTGCGATTGTATCGTACTGTGGATCTCTTGAAGATGCTCCACTTGATACTGCAAGGTATAAACCATTCTCAGTAGCAGTAGATTGATCTTTGACTAAAACTCTATCACCAGCAACAAGAGTAACGCCATCAATAGCATCACCAGCTTCTAATCCATTTGTAAGATTAACATTAGCTGTGGTTGCTACTTCAGCAATAATTCTTGTTCTAAGACCAGCAACAGCTTCATCAACATAACTTTTAATTGCTACATCTGAATTATTAGAAGGGGTTGATAATCCTG